TTGTCATAGTTTACTCCCTAAATATTGACGTGCTTTTTTTACTGCGTGGACGAGTGTTAGTACTGGAGTCTTTTTAATCCAAGTACCATCGTCTTTTCGCCAATTATCTTGGCTTTCTATCTCTGCAGCAGTTGAATTTTTATCAATTGCTGGGTCTATATGTGGTGCTATAATTTTATCTATAGCTAAAGCAATATTTGCTTTGCTTTGAGGTGTTGTCGCTGCCTTTTCAGCGTCTAAAATTAATTTATATGGAATTGATTCTGCTTTTGCTTTTATTGCTGCTGCAGTTGCGGAAGTAATTTCCGCGCCTCTAAGTGCTTGTGCTGATGCAGCTGCCATTTTATTGCCTACTGGAGCCATTGCGCCGGCTGATGATGCACCGCCAGGCGAACTTGCCTCTTTATTACCGGCAAGTATTGGATTAATTCCCGCAGCCTTTAAGTCCGCCATTCGGCGTTGGACTGCGGTGTTAGACATTTCTCTTTGAAAGGCCATTTGCCTTTCAGTTGATACCGTTTGGTGAGCCATTTGCCTTTGAGCTTGTTGTGCTGATGCAACATTAGTGTCTTTTTGGCCTTTATAACCTAATAGACCGCCAAATGCTGCACCTAGTCCTCCTAATAAATAAGGGTTCATTAGAAATGTGTTCCTCCGGGTATACTGTTTACTGGCATTGGTCGTGTGCACTTAAGTTTAAATAGCGAATCAAATATAAATTGAGGTTCGCTTGCTACCGCTAGTGTACGTTGTACGTTTGTGTCTGTTACCTGTATCCATGAATCACCAAGTAATGGCAGGGCTGAATATTCCTGTGCATAGTGCCATGATTCTAGTGTGCCTGTTGCGTTTGAACGAAATTTGCCAGTGATTGAACTTGGCTTATATCTGTATTCCGCATAACGCTCTTGATAGCCGAACGTTGTATCGTCGGCTGATGTTCCTTGTGCGTAGATCTCTTTGTTTTTGACTGCTTGTTCGCCAATCGTTGAAAGCGTTGGCCAGTAGTAATCGTATATTGTCTCTCTACTAAACATTCTGTTCAGTCCTTGTTGGTATGTTAAATCTGTTCTTACAGATACCATACCTATTACTATTGTATGTTCAGTGAAACTCTTTGTAAAAGAGTGGCCACTAAGTACTGTTGTTCCTATGGCCGATAAGTTACCTTGCGGTGTTGTTGCGTCTGTTGACGAAGTTTGTGCGACCGGGCTGATATTGACCGGTGAGCTTCCGCCACCTAGATATTCTGGTCGTTGTAATCTAGCATCTGGACTAGTTACGTTAAAGTGGTTTTTTATTACTTCGATATATCTTGAACCGCCTCTGGCTTGTATTTCAAGAAATTTTTGTGTTGCGAATGCTAATCGAAGTTGGTTAATTGTTGCTCCCGCTGCTTCTGTTAAATCAGCGAATACTCCTGGGAATCCGGCGTTATTTACATCTTCTTCCATGTATATTGCTTCGTCAGTAGATGCTCCGCGTATACGAGCTGAGTTTGCATATGTTACGGAACCAGTGCCGTCTGTTTCGTATACTGTTTCACCTGTATTACCAAATACTTGTGTTTCTTTACCTAGACCTACAACAGGTGCGTTACCGCCTAGCGGTATTACTACGTCTGCGCCTTTTTGTGGCCATGGTAATGCTGATGTGAAATAATCATGTTTTTTTCCTCTATTTAATAGAGGATATGCGGTTGCGTCTGCACCGCTTGTAGTTAATATAGTTTTAGGTGCTTGCAGGTTTTCATCGCGGAACCAATCGTTCCAGACGAGCGTATATGCTCGGTGCCATAATGCACTGAATTCTAATCCTGCTACTTTTGTTGGTATTCCGAAGTAATCGGATAGTGATTGTTCGGCTTCGCCTGAGCCTCCGGCAGTAATTGTTGGTGGTATTGGGGCTGCGACTGTAAAGTCGGGTGTTCCGTCCAGTCGGTCGGTACCAGCTGCTTTATATGTTTTTGTTTCTCCCATAAATTCTTCGAAATCGTCCCAGACTAATCTAACTGGTACTGCGAAGAAATGGGAATCCATGAATGCGTTATCCATTGTTGGGTGTATTGGTGTTGCTAATCTGCTAAATGCAGTTAGGTTGCAGGAGAATGTATCTCCTGGTAATGCTTCGTCGACGTAGATCGGTACTAGTTCGCCGGCGTTAAATGTGGTTTTTAGCCCATGACTCCTATCAAATGTTGACCTTTGTATATCGGCGTGTGGTACTTCCGCGAATTGATGTTGTTTTGCGGATCCGATTCTTGTGTTGTATTTGTGTGGGTTTTTCATGGGCATGTTAGTTTCCTATTTTTTGTTTTTTTTGAATTGTATCACATGTTCGTGAGCTTTTGCAATACATGTGGGTTCTTCCGGTGTTAATTCTCCGGTTGTTGTTTCAAATGTGCCGATTCGCCATAGCGAATAATCCTCTGGATTTTTGGCAATTTGTGTTTCTTCATTCGCCATGTCTGCGAATTGTCTTAACGCTATTGCGTCGTTTTCCAAGCTATAGTCTTGGTGGTATGCTTCAAGTGCTGAGTCGAAGATTGTGTATTTATTTAATATCATAGTTTATTCCTCTTGTATAAGCTCATTCGAGCTTTGTGGGTTTTCTCTGCTTGTTTCAGAGCTTCAGGCGTAAAAAGATGAGCAAGTTTGTCCATTTCTTTTTTACGATTTTTTTTTATTTCCTCCATCTTATCTTGATGATCTATTTCATAGAGTCGGTCATAATATTTTGGTGGCCTCATTTTACGGCCGTTAATTGTTATATCATCTGTTTGATATACTCTGTCTTTGTATTTGGCGAGCCAGTCGCCTGCTATGCCAGGTTTCCGGCTCATATTTGCGTATTCTTGTTGTAATTGTCCGAAATATTCACCAGTTTCTTTGTTATATATGGCATAGTGTTCATCTTTTTGTTTTCCGTTTATTTTCTTTTGTACGTATGCTGATACGTACGCTGCGCTTTCAAAAGTTACTGCTCCTATTGATACGTGGCCTTTGCCCCATATTTCTCTTAATATTTTTGAGTCAAAAAGATTTGGTTTTCCCTGTATAGGTGTTGCATCGGGAAAGTATGTATTAAAAAGTATAGCGTGGTAGTGTGGTCTGCCGAATTTTTCGCCATATTCTCCACACATATAGAATCTTATTTTTTTTGGTGGTATCCAGTCTAACTTTTTATGTGGTTTTCTTAGACTTTTCATAAATAGTCTAAAATGGTCTTTTACTAATGTTCCGTTTTTTGGTAAGTGTTCGTCGTCGTATGTTAATGTTATAAATACGTTTCTGTCGTGTAGCTGTGCTTCATGTACGTTTCTCATCGCCCATTGGCGTGAGTATTCGCTACGACATCCTGTGCATTGTCTGCAAGGTATTTTTATACCTTTGTGATTACGGTTATCTTTATACGGGTTATAAAATTTTATCCCGTCTTCTGTTTTCCAGGCTTGTAGTGGGTGAAAACATGGCATAGTTGTTCTCCATTAGTAAGTTATAGTCTTATTCCGCCTCTCATAGGTCGGCTTCCTCTCATTGAGTTTTTTCTATTTGTTCTCGCTGCTGTGCGTGAAAATAGTTTCTTTGATTTTTTATAGTTCATACGTTTTGGTCTTCTCATTGTTATCACTCTCCTTAGTTCGTGAGGTTGTTTATTACGAGCGTTCCCATTTTGGGACCACTCGTTACAGTTGTATCAAGTAGCAACTGTTTCTGCCGCGTCGGAATTATCCGACTTGCCTGACGAAAGGGACGCCGTTGGCGTTTCCTTTCCGTCTTGATCTTGTAAAGCTTGAGCTATACGCTCGTTTTTAACAGCTAAACCCATATCTACCAGTTCTGGTAGGTTGTCTGGATTTTCTGCAAAATGTAAGAATGTGTGCATTTCGTTATTGAATCGTGCCTTCACTTGTTCCGGTAACTCTTCAAATAACGTTTTTGCCGTAGCTAGTTGATTTTGCATTTGTGTAAAGTCGACGTCGGATACGTCTCCATATTTTGGGTTTGCGTTTGTGTTTGGCATAATTCCTGTTTCCATGAATTGTGCTAATATTTTGTTAATATCACACGTATCTGTGTGATGTTGTTCTGTTAAGCCATCAGTAAATGATTGGCTATAATCTTCGTTGCCTAAGTTGTAAGCTGAACGAAATGTGTTTTTTGGTATGCCTGTAGCTTTTCTTTTAGTTGTCATAGTTTACTCCCTAAATATTGACGTGCTTTTTTTACTGCGTGGACGAGTGTTAGTACTGGAGTCTTTTTAATCCAAGTACCATCGTCTTTTCGCCAATTATCTTGGCTTTCTATTTCTGCAGCAGTTGAATTTTTATCAATTGCTGGGTCTATATGTGGTGCTATAATTTTATCTATAGCTAAAGCAATATTTGCTTTGCTTTGAGGTGTTGTCGCTGCCTTTTCAGCGTCTAAAATTAATT